GCAGCATAAAAAATTAGCGATTCCAACTCGAATGTGAAGCCGTTACCCATGCTGGAGAATTTCTCCAGTCTCCGCTGTCCAACATTAACACCAAGAATGGTGCCAAACTCCATAATGGAGGATCGGACATTATCTAATGTATCATAGATACGGGAGGGCAACAATGCTTTAATCACCCATCTAGCTATAGTATCACTAGCCGAAGAGAAATCTATCGTTGCGAGGGATCCATCAATGGACCCTATGCGTGCTCTACGACCATTTAACAGGCCGGAGGTCTCCAACTGTACACCGTTTTCCAAAAGACAACGACGTATAGCTGCACCATACATTTTCTGTAATGGCATGAGTGCATGCGGTTCAACAGCGATAGGACGTAAGCCGCGGCAATCCTTAGGGACAGTCGTAAACTTACAAACTGCTTTTAATGGCAGTGTATACTCTTTTGGCCAATTGCAAAAAGGACCGGATTCGCCTAAGGCATCATACCCATCTGCATAGTGCAGACTAGTTAGGTAGCTCGAGACGAGGCCCTCGCAATTTTGAGGCGCATCTGGAAAGCTGCTTAGTTTGTACGCTACATGTGTATGTACACCCTTGCAAGTGCTGGAAGCACCCGGTCCAAACATGCAATCATCAGCATTAGGAGAAAAGTCCGCAAGGACCTCAGCAATTTTCATCTTCATGACATGGAAATAGTCACGAAAAGGATTATCTTGTTTATTAGATAACCAGCTGAAGACTCGTTGATTCGTCTCAAAACACTGTGATTCCGCTGCGAGAACTTTCTTCATAGTAGGTAGCAACAACTCATCTTTATTGACGAGTCCGTTGCATTTTCTTAGCAGTGATACTGCCTGAAAATCCTTCTTGAAGCGCACGTGATCATAATCGAGGTAATCATCGGCAGAGATCTCCTTATTCACTAAATGCTGGATGTCATCATAAACATTGATTAACAACCAGCACATTAACGAAACAGGAGTGTCGAGCATCTCGAAATAATCTGAAGCAAATGCTAGCGTCTTTTTAAGCGCTGCATCGGGGTGGTAGACTTGGTCCATCACAATACCTCATTGGGTTAGTTACAAATTAATATGCTGGCGACATGTTTTTAACAGCGTCAGTAATAACTTGCGTAGCTAACAAGTTCCGCGCGAACGCTAATAAGTGCAATTTTTCCTGCTCAGAACTATCATCCTGAACATCAAAACTGATATTAACGCGGTTTGGACTAGGTGACCATACTGTCTGGCCGTTTACGACCGTTTGGTATGGAACCACAATCTGAATCGTGGTTTTAGTTTTAACATTAGAAACACGCGGTTTAACTAGGAGCGATAACCGGCGAAAGCCGGACATAATTCCTGTGGACTTTTCTAA